CCAATTTTTGATCAAATGCTGTGTGTATGTCATTTCTGCCCTTCTCCTATAGCTTCAGCCCACGCTTTGATACACCCATCTTTCGGAAGTACCACAACCGTTTTTAACACAGTGGGGTTTTCAATTATAGCAGTTATCCACCTCTCCCAATTCTCAGCCAAATGCTGAATAAAATCATCTGTGTTTCCTCTCAAATCATACCGACGAAGGTATGTATCTTTATCTGTTATAGGCGGTATTACAACAGTGTATCTTGCTTCTATCTGTTCAAGTGCTTCAAGCATTTCTGCATGTGTTGACACCATTACCGTGTATCCGTTGTCGCTCATATGCTTTGCCACTTCTGCGTAAAGCAACCATTGACCACGATAGCTAAATGGCGTACTTTCCAAATCTACCCAGCGTGAAAACTTTGCCATCATAGTTTTTCCAACTCCAGGGAAGCCACATATAATCATTTTCCATCACCTCCTGCCAATGCTCCGGCAACCACAATCGCCAACGACAAACACTGCACATCAGGTGATAGGTCTTGACACTGGCTCAAGAGCATCGCCCACACAAGCATAACAAATGATGCGTATCCAAGTCTCATTCTGCACCACCTTCCCGATATGGTTCTGGCAAAGGCATCCATGCTATAATATTGATGTCTCTCGTTCCCCATCCAGTCCAGTAGTTATAATCAATTCTGCTACTTACTGCCATCTTCACATCGTCTTTGAATTTCGCCTGTGTCAAAACGACCTTACCTTCTTTCGGCAACCTCTCACTGCATGGTATCCAGTTGTTCGGAAATTCCGAACAGTTCGTATCTGGCTGCACTGTCGGCGCATCATCAATCATCTGGATAACCATTGCACTTGCCCTTATCATGTGTTCCAGATTTCCGTTCATTTCCGGCTTTTTAGCAATACTGCCTATCACTTCGCTGAACAATTCTTTGAGTGCGTCTGCGTCAATCGTTCTCATTCTTCGTTGCCTCCCTCAGCCTCTCATGCCATCTTTTGTCTTTGGCCTCAATCACCTCCATGACCGCATCAAAGTCAACATGGTCACCGCCCATCAGCAGGGAGTTGCACAGCTCCACGTCAGCAATTTCCTCCGTGAGCGCTTCCAGGCATTCCGCTTTGGTCTTAGGTGTGGGATTCTCTCCCCTCAGAAACCTCGCATATTTAAGCGATGCCTGCGCCAGTTCCGAACACTCTTCCGCAAGCTGTTCCAGTACGGCAGGAAGTCCGATGGTGTCTATGATGTCATTCATGGCTGTCACCTCCAATCACCTGTATATGTCCCCAATATCCATCCGGCAGGTCGGCCAGCTTGGATTCCATGTACTCGCTGGCTTCCAGAGCATCGTCTGTGACTGCTGTGTCGATGACGGTGTCTTCCGGGGTTTTGATCTCAACTTTGTATTGCCTCATTTCGTTTCTCCCAGCGCCACGTGTACCAGCTCCCGCATCTTGTTATAGGCGCCACTGATTGCGACAGTGTTTGAATACTCTCCGACGATGTCGGAATAATGGTTCAGGTACCATTCAGCCTTCTGGACATCCTCTGCTCCGCCCTTGTGCTTATAGCGCCACAGGTACTTAAAAGCGTTACACAGGCAGAAATTTCCGACCGCCTCAGCACCAAAAGCAATCTCCATAACGTCGATACATTCCAGGGATGTGTTGCCCTCGTAGTGAGCCGGGTGGTTGATGTTGTCAGGTTCGGGCTTTTTCGGCTCCCACTGGTCTCCCTTCCAGCAATCTCTGCAGGGCTTATCTATTCCCAGCTTGGCTTCATGGGCGCAGGTATCACAGTCTTTTCTCTGTTCCATCACTCTTCCTCCCACCAGTCATCCCGGTCTGACGCTGCACTTGCCAGCGCCAGCGACAGGACCGTAACCATACATCCTACAAAACCGCCCATGAAAAAAGCAAAAAATGTCATTCTCCATCCTCCATGTGTCTCTCGATATAATCAGCGTTCTCTTCCAGTCTCTTTGCCTTGTCTCTCAGGTACTCCACCACCAGCTGTACATCGCTCAGCTGGTGGGTCTTGTATGCCCATTTGAGGAACATGTCCACGTTTACTTTTTCGGCCGGGAAGAAAAGGTCCACAGATATGCTCCTGCTCCCGATCAAAAGGTTCAGCATGTCACTTCCTCCACAAAATTCTTAGCATCCGTCAGAGACATTTTCTCGGCCACAATATGGTCCACATCGTCCTCTGTCGGTCTGATGACCACATAGGTCGTGAACAGGCGCTTGCCGTTGTTCTTGTTGTTCTGGATCCATCTGGTCCTGCTCTCAATCCGGTAGTCTGTTCCCGCTCCGTGGTAGAATACCGTCTTTTCTCCGTTGGCCTTTATGGTCTTTCCCGTTGCTCTCCACCTGATCATTTCAATTCCCCCATTCTTTCAACAGACTTTTCCACGTCTGAAATGTGATCGGCACATCCCCGAAGTCCTCGCCGTTCTGACCGACCAGAATGGCCGTGCCTACGATGGTGTCGGCAAAGAATCCGCGTCCTGTTCTGAAATTGGGCTCCAGATTCATGAGCTTGCCTTCCTCGTTGACGATCAGGATTAGGCCGTGCCCCAGATAAACCGTCTCAATATGACCGCCGACAATCTTCTGCAGGTTCTCCAGTGCGCAGCTGATATTTGTTATGTGCCCGAACTCTTCATCCGGGCGCTTGATGATGACTTTGATTTTGCTCACTTCTTCCTCCTTTCCTTTTCTCTCTTCCATTCAGCTTCGTGGCACTTCGGACAGACGGCCATGCCGAACATTCCGGAGCCGTTATACAGCTCACGGGAAGTGAATGCGTCCCCATAAGGGAGCTTCTTTCCGCACTGAGCGCAGTTAATAAACTCATCCAGATCGGTGCTAAAGAATCCTACGTTCCATTCACTCGGGTACAGATGCGGTTCATAGCAGTGCCTGTCCGGGTTCCATTTCTTCAACATCTTGCTCATGTCATTTCCTCCCTCTTTTCCAGCAGATTTCTCCAGTTGACATCCATGTTTTGTAGCTATCAATCAACTTTCCCATGTTTCCTCTACCAGAAAACACCTGATGCACTGTTTTGTCCGTCCCAAGACGGAGATTCTTTACCACGCTGTCAATGCTGAAATCTTTATCGTCTACATGGTCAACACAATACTGATACGTGTTTAACAACTTATACACATGCTTATACTGCGCCAATCTCTTTGGTTTTCCATTTTCCCTCAATCCGAAAGACCGTCCATAAAAATCAGCAAACAGTAAAGCGAAATTGTTGATTCTTCTGTCTTTTCTGCCAGAAACATTTTCTGTAATATCATTCAGCTTTTGCCTTTCAGAACGAATCGCAGAAAGAATAGCTGCTCCTGCTGTTGGGTCATAATACCGTTCACTGTTGTAAAACGGTGTATCCCACCTGCTCATTTAAATCTCTCCTTTATCCAGTGATCACGTCTGGCGTCTTCAAAAGCCTTTTTACAACGGGGACAGATGTTAATCCATCTACTACCCTGTTTCATAGTTTTCCACCCGTGCTCTTTAATCCAGTCGTTCGCTAACAGGCGGTCTGTTTCCCATTCGTAAAGGTCTTCGGTTATTCCACAACCGTCGCACTTAAGGACAAGCATGTTCCTATATGACTGATAAAAACAGCTCACGAATCGTCCTCCCTTTCTTCAATACCTGCGACAACCGGCGGAGCGTCATGGTGACCCTTCCACCTGTCGCAGAAGCCTTCTTCCTTCGTTTCCCGGAACCAGTACATACACATGGCCCGGATCTCTCTTTTACGCCAGTTTATCCAGGCTTCTTTCTCCAGATCGGGATTGTGATAAATACATGTCCGGCAGATCTCTTCCCTCACCATTTGCTCACACAGGCCGTGTGAATGAACAACTCGGTCCCTCTTTTGGTCTTCACATATTCCAGGTCCTGGGCATCGTCCGCCTTCAATTCCTTCTTACAGATATGGCAGAAGATCTTTTTAGGTGTCAGACCGGCTCTCACGCTGGCCCTGTCCGTGTAAGACATCTTCTTGAACCGGTTCAGTGATGATTTATCGAGCATTTCTTCCTTTCCGGGACTGTTTTGTCTACCATTGCTACCGAATGTCTACCGTAGAAATGGCTTATTTAAGCCAAAAACTCGGATTTTCAGACTTCAGTAGACAATTTTTTTTTTTTCGGCAAAGTCCCTATACATATTCTTGTGTGCGTTACACAACGTTATTTTTTTATTTTTTTTTTCTTTAGGGGAACCTGTCTACTTTTTAAAGAAAAAGTAGAGAAAACCTTGAAAATAAGCCATTTCTGCGGTAGACAAAACGGAAAAATTTTTGTCTACCTTTTGTCTACCGATGTCTACCGCAGAATGGATCAATGGATCAGTTTCTGGGTGGTATCCTTCTGACGAAGGAAGACCCTTTTGGGTTTCCCGCCCACTTTTCCCTTGCCAATACCGATCTGATACAGGTCCCAGACAGCTTCCTTGAACAGCTTGGGAGAGAACTTCCTTTCATCAGATGACCATTCGTAGAACATTTCCTTTATCTCATTGGACGTCTTTCCGACGATTTCGTCCTCTTCCAGATCCTTGGCAAACTGCAGCGATACGTTGTTGTCGTCATGGTACTGGTCGTTGTACTTCTTTACGATTTCCGCCTCTGTCCATTTCTGGTTATGATAAAGCCGGATGTAACCTTCCACGATCAGCCGGATCCAGTATTCCAGGGCTTCCTTTGTGGTCGCCTTGCTGATGAAGTTGGGGTCCGGTTTCTCTACCTTGTTGAACATTGGCAGCCAGACGATCCGGCGCTTATAGGCGTATCCCTTTTCAAAGGATTTGATGTCTGAATTCGTTGTGAAGTACAGTTTCACTGTAAATGTGGCCGATTCAGATTCTGAATACAGGCGTCTGGTCGATACCGTGTCCGCTGTGGAGATGTTCTTCAGGATCTTCAGCTGGTCATTGTCGATGGTCTCCGGTTCGATGTCGTCGCCCAGGTTGGCCAGCTTGCCGATCATGGTGACCTTGAAGCGGTCGTCTACCAGCTGTTTGATGGACAGGTTCGTACAGTTCTTCGCGTTATAGATCTTCTTCATGATCTGCAGCAGGGTCCCTTTGCCGTTGGCTCCGTCGCCCCGGAACATAAAGAACTTACCCAGGGAACGGATCCGTTCCGGATCGGTGATCATTACATAACCGATGACCTCCATTAACAGGAGCCTGTAATCCGGGTCTCCTGACGTCAGGGCATTGATATAGTCGTCCACGATCTGGACCGGTTCGGCGTCCGGTTTATAGTCGATGTCGATAAAATATGGCGTGAAGTCCGTAAAATTCTTTATCGGTATGAACTGGCCGTCTGTCACGATCCCGTTCCTGAATCTGATAGGGAAAACTTCATCCTCCTGGATGATCCGGGACCGGTACTTGATCTGCTTTACGATCTCGTCCACGAATCTGGTGGGCTGCCCTTCGCACAGCTGGTACACTCTCCTGATCAGCATCCCGTCCCCGTCATCGGACAAATACTCGCCGTTCCGGAACCACCAGATACAGCCGGAGTAGAGGACCGTCCTGCACTCGTCCATGATCTTGGTGGCTATCCAGTATTTATCGTCCGGTTCGGAGTTCATGTCCACGTCCCGGACGATGCCGTTGTATTCGTCCTCCGGCATGGGTTTTGCAAATACGTGGCTATTAATAAAGCGCAGGTACTTCTCCCACGGTCCCTGGTCTCCCAGGGCTTTTCTGTGGGCGAAAAGCGCCTTGTTCCTGCCGTCGCCTTCGTCCATACCGGTCATGTCTTTGTATGGGTGTTTCATTGTGCCCAATTTAAAACACGGTGGCATGTACTGACGGACGTTCTCATTATCTATCTGCCGGAGCTGGCCGTTCTTTTTGATGGTCATGCCGTTAGGTCTGGTCCGGCTGGTATGCTGTTCTATGGCAAATCCCAGCCGGCAGACACCGTCTTTCGCTCTGGCGAAGTCGGCAGGCTTCTTGAAGTAGAGATGTACGCCCCGTTCTGTCCAGACCGTCATAGTCTTTATGTCAAAGTCTGCGATCAGGGCTTTTATAGATTCTTTCGGAAGGTGGTCTATATCTATGACCACCTCATTGTCGGCTATTTCATAGCCGGCATCGGTGAAAGCATCGGGGCTGTCTGACCGCTCCGGTTTGCTGTTTCCATGCTTTTCGCCTGGGAGATATTCAACATACACTCGGCCACCCCCTCAGTTTCTTGTTGACCAGATCCATGTAATGGTCAAGGTCTATCATCTTTTTGAAATCCGGTATGTCCTTCAGATCACCGTTCCAGATGAACATCCTCTCAGGGCTGTCCGGGAAGTTGACCTGTCCGCCGTCTTTCCGGATCTTGTACAGCTTGGTTGTTCCGGGATATTCCTGTTTGGCTGCGAATACCCGGTTCACATTGTTCTGCCAGACGCCCGCAGCGTCCTGTACGCCCTGGAATGTTCCGCCGGCTTTAAGGATGTACTGCCACAGGATAGGTTTATCCAGATTATCCATAAACGTCTTATATACCGGAGTGCCGTATACCAGGTTATCAACAAGCGCCTTCTGGACGATCCTGATATTGTTGTTGGAGAAAAATTTATCTTTGTGGTACTTGTTGACCTCTCCACCTTTTACCTTTATCTGGCCGTCATGTGTGGCGATGTAGTTGTTGACGTCCTTCTGGATCCATTTATCGAACTCGTCGACTTCCAGAAGCAAACCGGCAAATTCCTTTTCCCACTCTTTGCAGATGTAGTGATACGCTCCGCCCAGGCCGGGATCATCAACAAAGGCAACACCATCGGTGTTCGCGTTTATGATCTTGTAGCCGGCGTCGTGGAGCATACCGCAGAGCTTGAAGAGTGCGATCTGTCCGTAGATACAGACGGTGGCCGAAGCCATGGGATTGAAGAGCGCTGAATATTTGCTCTTGAAAAGGCCGTATACAGAATTGAGTACCAGCTTCAGGGCACCGGCCCGGACCGGATCAGAATGTTTGATTGCCAGTCTTTCCAACCGGATGCTGTCATACATGTCTGTGGCGTCCCCCAGGGCCCGGAGCATTTTGATCAGGGAAGGATACATGCTGCCGACATCGGCCAGTTTGATGTTACTGGCCACCAGGGGCTTGTCAGGAGCTCCATGGAGACCGCCCAGACCGAATACAAAGGTACAGCCGTATGCCTTTATCTTTATGGACCGGCCTTTACCGGTGACGGCTTCCATGGATCCGGTGATGTCTTCCCACATGTCCCAGACCGTAGACGGGATGTCTTCCACGTTGCGCCAGTATTTGGCAGGTACTTCGTGTTTTTCCCAGGCTACCAGACCGGTATCTCCTAAAAGGATATTGGCCGATAATGTGGTAGTGTTCCATCTGGACGCCGATGTCCGTTTGTCTTCCGGCATCATGGTCAGCAGTGATTCTTTTGTTTCAAAGTATGACTTTTCCCGGAGGTTGTAGATGTCCACGGTAGCAGCTACGTCGTGCCGGCAGTAGAAGAGCATCTCTTCCCGTTCTGCGTCTGTCAGGGGCCTGCCGATGTTGAAATCGACGGACGATTCCACAATGGAGATTCCCATGTTGCCTTCAATCTGTTTTAACGAAGGGTGTGAAACGTCAATCTGCTGCATAGTGTCCAGGGACCGGATCAGCGGGCTTTTACGCCCGCTAAACCTTTCCCCGCTGATGATCTTGTCGTTAGTTGCCTTGATAAAGTTCGGCATACTGGTAGCAGAGTTCATCATCACTGTCAGGATGTTGTCATCGTAGAAATAATTGTTGTATCCCACCAGTGTCTTGTCCCTGATCAGGTCCGGGATGTCTTCAAACCCTGACGGGTCGTCTGTCGTCTTCCTGTCTCTGTTGTTCCAGAAATGGGCCACTTCTTCCTTGTTCCGGTTCAGGAACACTACCAGTGAATCGAACGCTGTGACTTCGATATCGTAAAATAACAGGTTGTCCATTATTATTTCCTCGTTTTAGGGAACTTCTTAATATCTCCGTAGTAATGAGTGCCGAAGGCGGACTTGACTTCCACCATAAGCGGATGTCCGATCAGGGAATCCTTTTCAGAGACCGGGACGCCATACTTGTCTTCAAACTTCTGGTACTCCCGCTCCTTCTTCTGCGGATCCACGAACCACTGTTTCATGGATTCCATGTACTTGCCGAAGGTCTGCTTTGATTCGTAGGTCTTCCCTTCATAGTCGTACCGGATCTTGATGAAGTAATCATCTACGATGATTTCCTTGATCTCTGTCTGCAGGATGCAGCCGACCATGTCCTTTGTGAATTTGTCCACCTGCTGGACCTCAAACAGGCTGTTGAACCGGTCATACACATAGACGTCCTTCTTCTGACCAATGCAGTCAGCCAGGCTCTCAAAAGGTGTACCGAACAGGTCATAGCACCAGCCGTCTACCTTTTCGGCCTTTTCCGGGTCGTCCACATACTTACCGTCTTTATAACCCTGTTTGTTGAAATTCACGATCCTGACTTCTTTCCGTTCTGCATCCAGGAATGTCATGACCGCCTTTTTGTCGTTGTTCTCATAATCTACAGCTACCAGTTCCAGATCTTTTCTAAGTTCCATATTAGTTCTCCTTAAAATTAATTCCGTTAGTTCTCAACAGTACCAGTGCAAATTCAATGTCCTTCCTGCCGGTGATGGTGATATGCTTCACCTCTTCCCCACCGTCCTCTGACATCTGTCTGACCGCCTCTGTCCGGGCCTCTCTGGCCTTTACTTCGGCAACAGATGCGGACACGTCCAGACATTCCAGATATTCGGCTTTGTATTCCTCTCCCATGAAGGACATGGTCTCCAGATCCTTCTCTGTCTTTTCCAGCCATGCCACCATGTCCTTTTCCACAGTCTTCATTGACATGGATTTGTTCAGATGTCTGGGAGACAGCCACCTGTCAAAGGCGTCCGGCAGGATCCGGATGGAATACAGGTCGATGCGCTTGTCCCAGATCTCCCGGATCTTCTGCTTTTTGTCTTCCCGTTCCATCTCGTCCAGCTTCCGGACCTTTTCCCGGAGCTCGCTGTCCGCTTCGTCAATGATGGCGATCAGGTATTTAACCCTGTTTTCAAAGACGTCATACTCTGACAGGACCTGCTTTTTGATGTCCAGCCGGCGCTTATTAAGTTCGTCGGTAATCTTTCTGCACTTGGCCAGCTCCTGCTTTACCTGTTTGACGTTATCCTCTGACAGATCTATCGACCGGATATAGTCCGCCGCCATCATGGCCTGCTGTTTATAGGTCTCATAGGCCGGGAAGGCGACCGGGGCAGCCTTAAAGGATACGTCAGGACCTTTGGCGGGGTCCCATACTTCAAATTTATCCATTAATAAAACCTCGATGATTTGTGTAGCTCTATCAGCACAGAATCCTTGTCCCGCCTGTGCACGAAATAGAACTCTTTACATTTCTGGGTGGACAGGTGCCGGAGATTTGATTCGGCGGGATCGTATCCCCGGCGCCTGTATCGTTTCGCTTCTTCCCGGAGCTTGCGCTCATCGTAATTGGATTCCAGGAAGAAATAGTCTATCGGCATGTTTTCCGGTGTCTGCACCATGCAGGTATCAGTTGCATATAATATGTTCAGGCCGTCCGTCTGGATAATGTAGTAGGTGACCGGAACATCGTGGACGCCTTCGAATGGAATAACGTGCCTGTGTTTGTCCAGATCAAAAGGGGCCGTGCCGATGACCTTGTCGACCTCATACTGATAAGCTACGTCAGCATTGGCGTATACCTTCACCCTGGGGAACTCCTTCTGGATCCGTTCCAGTGTCCGGGGTTTGATATGATCAGAATGGGCGTGAGTGATCAGGAGAGTATCGACCTTGTAAAGGTCTTCCTCCATCCTGCCGAATGTTATGCCGCAGTCGATCATGATATTGCCTATCCTGACGGCGTTCCCTTTTGATCCGGAAGCGATGACGTTGTAATCTAACATGTTTACCTCTTTCAGGACTGGGAGCTGCCGGACTCTGTTTCCTGCAGAAACTCGTATTCATATCCTCTGGTCATAATCGCGCCGTCCTTAAAAACGGTACGCTCTACACCTTTGTAGGTCTTCTCCCCTTTATCTTTCCGGGAATCGTAGTCGTTGACGTCTATGGAAAACATGCCGTGTGTATTGTCAATATCGATATTGATACTTACATCATGTTCCTCCACCAGCTTCCGCAGGGTACCTTCCAGATAGGAAAGCTCTTTGGTAATGTCCACCCATGCGTCAGGGATTTTTACATTGTCAATGTTCATTTAATCTTCCTCCATATTCTCGATCGCGTTTTTGATCTGCGTCTGTGCATACTTCATGTATCCATCCGCCTCTTCCTGTGCGTCCATAGCAGAGGACAGGTCGTTATATGCGTTCCTCTGGGACGGCCCGCCGTTCACATAGCTGATATCTTCCTGGATAAATTCCAGATTCTGACGGAGGGAGTAGAGCTTGTTCTGGATGTCCGTGACATCTTTCAGAAGCTCATTCAGATATTTAATCCTGTCCACTTCTCTCCTCCTTCCCCTTCTGGATGATGAAGGCATGCACCTCGTCCTCTGTCCAACCGCCGTACTCTTTGCCGATATGCTCATAGGTCTCCCCAGCTTTCCGTCTGGCCCGGAGGTCTGTAATGTCCAAAGGCCGCTTGCCATCCGTCCGGACAGGCTCAGCAGTCTTCTGTGCCGCTCTCTGTTCAGCGTCCTTTTTCAGCCGGTATCCAATGGTAACGTCAGCAACTCCATACTTCTTAGCAATCTTCACATTGGACCATCCTTCTGCCTTCAGCTGTCGAATCTCATCCATGGGCAGGTCCACCTTTTTGCCCTGCTGTGTTTTCTTCCCGCCCTTTTTACACTGCTCCGGGGTGGACTGTCTGGGTATCACTTCTTCCTCCTTCGCTACGTCCTCAACGATCTCCTGAATCTCTTTGGCTTCACCTTTGCTGATGGCGCCTGCCTTCTGCGCATCCTCCAGAGCCTCCGTAGCAGCGCACACGCTGCAGATTTTCATGCTCTCGTCACGCCGGGAGATTGCAGGTGTCTCAAAGTACTGTCTCCCGCATTTCGGGCAGATGTGTGCCGGATTTGCCTTTGCCTCTTCCAGTTCCTTTTCCAGCTGATGAATCTTCTTGGCAGAGACGTTCAGGAGCTTGTTGTATTCGTCTCGGGGCACCACATCGGGCCCCGTGACCAGCGTTCTGTAGATGTTCTGGTCCCCGGCCAGCTCCCGGATGATGCCAAGCTCCGTGGCCATCTCCAGTGTCTTTTTGTACTCTTCAAGCGGAATCGTGATACAATCAGTACAGGAATTGTTTCCCGGCCCCACGATAGGTGTTGCAGCACCTGTGGGGTCATTTGTGTTTCCGATCATCATTAGTTGCTTTCCTCCTTTATTACCTTGAATTTTCTCGTAGGTGCACACCTACGCTGTGTTTAATCTGTTTTTAGGGTTGAACCCTATAGAGAATACCCTTGGCGACTAAATCAAATTAGTCGTTCTCTTCGCTGTGTTTCTTACGCTTGTTTTCCCATCCGGGACGATGTCCGTGCCGGTATGGATACAGGGCACATCGTTTGATGGGGCAGTGCGTAACTTCTGTAGCAGAACCGTTTGAGCATTCAAGGCACTTAGCCCGAATCGCCTTAATCGGTGTCCTGACCTTTTCCTCCATCTGTTTCCTCCTTTAACTTGAAATCCTGTCCATATACCATGGATGGGTCTACTGTTGTCTCCGGGATTACGAATCCGTCTTCCTGCTGGAGCCATGCCAGCTGATCGGGCCAGTTCATGGTCTGGGCAAATCCATGATTGAAGAACAGCCCCAGCTGGTTTGTCTTGAACGTCCACAGGAAGTTGTTCAGCTCCTCATCGCTCATGTTTCTGATAATGTCTGCGTTACTCATGGTAAATCACTTCCTCACGTACAACCTTGTCGTCTTTCATCTCAACAACCATCCGGGGGATGTACTCGTCTTCTAATGCTTTCAGCAGGAAATTCACAGACAGCTCGCCTTTTGTCATCCTTGCCATGTTCAGAATCAGTTTGGCAATCAATTTCATGGTGGTGTCCCCCGAAGCCATCGACATGAGTCTGGGGTTTTCTCCATTCTCATCTGTTTCGTATTTGATAATCTCCTTCACCTTTCGCTCCTCTTAATCTTTCCGTGGGTACATGATTTAACGCACCCCGCCTTCACGTCATCCAGTGCCCGTTTGGTCTTCTTTACTTTCCACTGCAGGAGCAGGGTCTCGTTCCTGTTCTTAGCAAATTCAGCGTACTTCGGACACTTGGCGTGACATTCACTCGTTCTGTCCTCACAGCCGTAGCAGGGACTTTTCTTCAGTGCCATTTTTACCACCTCTCAGATGTGTATAGATCCTGTACAATTCTCCGTCCGGCGTGGCCCGCAGACAGTACGAATGGTGTCCGCAGATGCAGACCTCGCAGAACACGCTGTGCTGTTTGCGTCTGGCATCACCTAACATCGTGTCGCGAATATCGGCAAATCTGGACGTTGAATATGTGACGCCGTCCGTTTCATAGATAAATCTTCCCGTCATTCCCATTCCTCCATGTCCATAACGACGATGCGCGATTCCAGAACCAGATACCCCAGAAGGCACCCAAGCAACGTGATTGATACCAGTGTCTGCCTCTGACTGCTCAGGATCGCAAGCGCGGTCACAGCCAGGAATCCGTCAATAGCTAATCTGATTCTCATGCTTCCCTCCTATCGAATGACATAAAGCGTCGTCCCTGTCCGGCAGTGCTTATACACCCAGTCCGCCATCCAGTTCTCTGTCCGTATGCATGCCGGAGAATTATGCGCTCCCAGCTTGCCTCCCAGCAAATACACTCTGTCATACCGCCATCTGGCAGACATGTGATATGTGAGGCTGTGTATGCCCCATCCGCCGGAAGTCATGGAACAGGACCAATACTGCCACTTTTTCCCTTCCCGATTGGTGTACACTAGCCGGTCCGTCTTCCAGCTGATCCGGTGCTGACCTGCCGGGGTCTTCGTGGTCTTTGTGCCGGGTATGTTTGCGGCAGAAGAGCAGGGCGCTGCTTTTACCAGCTTCCGCTTTCCCTGCTTGCCTTTGTAGGCAAAGAGGCACATGTGTCCATAACGAAGGTCGGCTATGATGGCATAATCCGTTCTGCTGGATACCGACTTGCCCTTCTTCTTCACGTCAGCGCTGGGGGTCTTTGAGTACTTGCCATGGTCGAAGAAAAGATTGATTCGGACACCATTGGAGTCGTACATCTGATACTTCTTTTCGTTTTCTGCCTTTTCAATCTCAATCTCTTCCTTCGTTTTCTGGCGTTTACCCATCTTTCCGTTATCCGCATATACCGGCTGTACTGCCAGAGCACAGGCCAGCAGGATTGCTATCAGGCGCTTCACTCTAACCCTCCATAAATGCCTGTCATATGACCGGCACCATCGAACGTATACACACCGCCATATATCTCAACCGTGCCGGTCACCATCTGGCCATATCTCCATTCGTCCGTCTCTGTCTCAGAGAAGTAATACACTTCCCCGTTAATCGTGTGGAACCCGGTCAGCATGTCCTCTGTTGACCATCCGCCCGTATTCCAGTAACAGAACCGGGCGTCGCCTTCCTGTATCCATACGTGGGTCTGCTGTGTGTCTCCGTCATGATAGTCTTCGCCGGCCATGACCGGGGTAGCTGCTATCATGCAAGACAGCAGGATCATAAGTATCTTTCTTTTCATAGTTTTCTCCTTTCATACATACTTGCCCGCCACCAGATCAGCGATCTCCTGATCAGTCAGTTGATAGATCTTCCTGAAGGCCTGCAGCTCCGCCACAGTGATGGTGCCCGGCGACTTGATCCTCCTGTTGTAGGTGGCCGGTGTGAACCCCATCAGCTCCGCAGCCCGCTTAGCTGTCAGGTGGAGATCTATCTGCTTCTGCCGGAGCAGGCCCTGAAATGATCTTGTCCTGATTCCGAACGCTCTCATTCTTCCTCCTCCGTCCGCCTTTGGGTGGACACTTCGGGCAAAATAAAATCGTCTACCTCGAAGCCTGTGATTTTCGACCAGGCCAGCAGAATAGCCCTGCTAAATGGTGCTCTGCCGTTTTCAAGGGCGTTGATATACTCTCTTGTAAGGCCGATGGCTTTTGCCATGGTCTCCTGGGTATATCCTGCTGACACTCTGGCCGCTTTGATCGTTAACTTTTTAGCCACGCTTTCACCTCCTTTCCTGATGATTTAAAGACTGCCGGCGGACTTGAACCGCCAATCCCGCTGTGCTTTTGATATATACTTTGCAAATCGCGTCTGAACTGCAATCGGTCTGTCCGATATCGACAGTGTGCCGGGCCACAGCCAAGAAAGAGGATTCTCCTTTCCGCCCCGTGGGCTTAACAACTGATTTTTTGATCCCGGATATTAACTTGTTACTTGTGACTGCATTTTGCGGGTGCTCCCTGTGAGCAGGGCAGTCCGCCGGAGCCGTCATCGCAAAGGTCTTTTTTTCCGTCACTTATAAGGGGTTATGTACAACATGAAATTAGCTGTTCTCTTTGCCTTCGCTCTGGGCTGTACCCTGGGGAGAATCCAGCAGCTTACGCCCTCCGGCTGTGCCGCTTTGTCAGCGACAAGCTCAGTATAGTCCACCAAAAGGTGTTTTGTCAACACAAAATGTAAACTTTTAGTGTCTTTTGTGCTATGCTGTTATCAAAGGAGGTGGACACTATGCCCAGCGTAAGAGACCAGCAACTTGCTAAAGTAATAGGTACAAATATCGCCAGGAAGCTGATTGAGCAGGATAAGACCCAGATGGACATCGTCAATGACCTGGGCTTTTCTAAGTCCACCGTGTCGTCCTGGGTAAACGGCTCCCGTATGCCCTTAAAGGGTAAACTGCTCCTGATCGCTGCTTATCTTGGCTGCACCCTTGACGATCTCATGTACGATCCCAAAGAGGCCAGACGTAAGCACTCCTACTCCATTCCCGTTTATGCCCGTGTAGGAGCTGGCCTGCCGCTTGAAGCCTCCGAAGAGATCATTGACCGGGAAGAGATCCCGGAGCAGATGGCTTCCTTGGGAGATTTCTACGGGCTCCGGATTGGCGGGGACTCCATGGAGCCGCGCATCGTAGAGGGCGATGTCGTGATCGTCAGAAAGCAGGACACAGCTGAAGACGGCGATATAGTGATCGCCCTGGTAAACGGGAATGACGCTGTCTGCAAAAGATTGAAGATCTATAAGGATGGAATTGCCCTGCTGTCCAATAACCCGGTATATCCGCCTATGTATTTCAGCCGGTCTGACACGCAGGACATCCCGGTCAGGATCATCGGCAAAGTCGTAGAGATTCGCGGAAAATGTTAGGAGATAGATATGATTTTAATTGGAATTAAGAATAATCAGATGGAATTTAAGAATGGCCTGCTATATGTAAGCCGCGGCCGGGATGAGATCACGATCCCGCTCAGCCAGATCGTATCCGTCAGGATGATAAAACCCGGACTGATGTCCAATGGCGTCCTGTATGTGATCACGCCCGGGAGCAAGAATCTGACCAAAACGCATGTAACAGCGGTAGAGGCCTTGATGGATACCGGCTCCATTGCGTTTACTAAGTCCCAGCTCCCGCAGGCAGAACGATTTAAAAAGGCGCTGGAGTATGCCATAGCGCAGGGGTGACATCATGGCAAAGATTGAACGGCTTCCATCCGGCACGTACAGGACAAGGCTTTATCTGGGGAAGGATGAGACAGGAAAGAAGATTTATAAAAGCCTGACGGCTCCTACAAAGCAGGAGCTCCGGGCCGCCGCAAGGCAGTATGAATCTGAGCACAGATCTCCGACCGGGATCACTGTTAAGCAGGCCGTAGCCGGATACATAGATTCCGCTTCTGCCCAGCTCTCCCCGGCTACCGTCCGGGGATATAAGGCATGTCAGGCCGCTATCAATAAATATCCTGATTTCGCAGGTCTGAAACTCGATGTGGTAGGCAAAAGAGACGTTCAGCGCCTCATAGACAGGTTTTCCGTGGAGATGGTAAAGAAGGGCAGGGGCACCCATAAAATCAGCCCTAAGACGGTCAGAGAGCGTTATAACCTGCTGATGGCGGTCCTCAAAAGATACGACCGCAGAATAGACGGCGTAAAGCTCCCGGCCAGAGTACGGCATGAGATATCGGTCCCAGATGATGACCGGATGAAACAGGTCCTGACTGCCGCAAAGGGAACCGATCTGGAGATCCCCATCCTACTGGCCGCCATCGGCGGACTGAGAAGGGGAGAGATCTGTGCCCTGCAGCCGGAAGACCTACAGAGAGATATCCTACATGTATCTAAAGACATGGTGCTGGATCCGGACCGACGCTGGGTCGTAAAAGCTCCAAAAACTTATAGCTCTGACCGGTATGTGGAGCTCCCCCACCAGCTGGCCCAGATGCTCCGGGAGAGATGGCTCCCGGATATCAATCCCAATGCTCTGACCAACAGGCACAACAGATTCTTAAAATCTCACGGGATAGAACACTTCCGCTTTCACGATTACAGGCACCACATGGTGTCCGCCCTTCATGCCGCCGGGATTCCGGATTCCTATATCATGCAGCGGGGCGGGTGGTCAACCGACCATGTGATGAAATCAGTCTACCGGCACACGCTGGCCAACCATGACCGGGACGCTGTCATCGCCGCCAATGCTCACTTCAAAGAGCTCTTATAATCCGTGTCATCTTTTGTGTCATCCAGACATGCTCAAATGTGATAAATCGGTATCAAATCTGATATAAATACAGGCTGTAAAAACATAGAAAAACCGCATAGATTCGGGAAAAGTTCGAATCCGTGCGGTTTTTTTAATAATGCCGGTGGTGGGGCTCGAACCCACACAAATGTCGAATGTTTTCCACAAAAACGGCGGTTTTTAGGCGCTGTGTCATCTGGCGTGTCATCTGGTGACGATTATTTCTCGTCTCAGGATACCACAGACATGGATGCCGGAACAAGCCTACCAGAGATTTATTTAATTTACTTTAAATAAACTCTAATTACCTATTGACATATGTATTAATTAGAGTTACAATAAACTCAACAAAGGAACAGCAAACAATAAACTCAAAGGAGAAGGACATGAAAATCACGACAAAGAACGGAAAGGCATATATCAGCACTCCTTACAACAAGGAGTTTATCTCCAAAATCAAACAGATCGGCGGAGCAAGATGGAACGGATCTGAAAAGTGTTGGGTTATCCCGGAATCCGAAATCGACACCGCAAGGCAGTACATGCAGGAAGTGTACGGAGAGACAGACCTTCCCGATGATGGGGAAAGAATCACTGTGGATGTCACATTCCTCGAAATGGCATCAGATTGGCATGAAGGAATCACTCTTTTCGGAAAGCAGATTTGCAGAGCATTCGGAAGAGACTCCGGCGCAAAGGTTGGTGACGATGTAACCCTCATCGAAGGAAAGATTGGTTCTGGAGGAAGTCGAGCCAACTGGAGCACGATTGTGCATGAAGGCGCAAAGTTCAGAATCAGGAATGTCACCAGAGCAGCACTTCAGATTGAGCATCCTTACAATATCAAGGTTGAGGAAGTCAAGAAGGATGACATTGACAAGGAAGCACTCAGGATTGAGAAGGAAAAGCTGTTGGCGAGATTGGCAGAGATTAATGCTCTGCTCGGAGAAGAAAACTGAAAGGAGGACGAATGATGAATTACCTTGAGACGATTGAATTTCTGATGGATGAATATGGGATGAGCGAAGAAAACGCCTGCAGAATCGCAGATATGGAATTTAATCCCAACTACAGCGCAGACGATTATGATTATTAAGGAGGCATGACATGAAGAAGATCATTAAAGGCAAAGTCTACGACACCAACACAGCAAAGCTCCGGGGCGACTACTACAGCCCCGGCAGCTACAGGGACTTCTCTCACTACGAAGAGCACCTGTACCAGAAAAAGACCGGAGAGTTCTTTTTGCATGGCGAAGGCGGCCCGATGACTAAATACGCCGAAACCGTCGGAATGAACGAGTGGAGCGGCGGAGAGCGGATCATCCCCTTGGATTACAAAGCAGCCCGTGAGTGGGCAGAGGACCATCTGGAAGCCGATGAGTACGAAGAGATTTTTGGAGTCATTGAAGAGGATGAAAGCAAGATGACAGCAACCATTTCCGTCAGCACCGGAATCTGGGGGGCAGCCAAAAGGACAGCGTCATCCAAAGGAATAGGAATCAGCGAATACATTGAGAGCCTGATCAGAAGAGATATGGAAGCATAAAAAATCGCCCCGGGATAGCAATTCCCGGGGCTTTATTGTGAAACACGAAGCCTGCAGGCCGGTGTGCTTCTCGCTTACTTAATCAATACTTAGTCAATACTTAGTCAAGACCGCGCAGACGATCCGTAGGTCTGATTGACCCTGTTCTGGATGATCGCCGGCTTATAGCCGGCCGCTGCCAGCGCTATGGCTCTGTCAGGGTTCTGGCCGTACCTGCCGGCAAGGACCTGCTGCGCAATGTCATCGACCAGCTTCACGTACTCCTGGACTTTATCGTAGTAATCATATTTCCCAGGCTGCGCCAGGATGTTCTTTCGCTGCGTCCCGGATCCGGCAAAGCCCTGCCATACATAGTCCGCCATGGCCCAGAGCAGTTCCGTTTCGTCCCTGGCATACAGGTTGACATACGCCTGTACCTCATCCGGATCATATCCGCCGGCGCGGATCTTCTCCGACCGATCGGGGTTCCGGCCCCACATCTGCAGCATGACCTCAACCGCAAAATCGCGAGGAAGCCTATTCCGGCGGGTGAAGTTACCGCGCCAACACTTCTTGGCGGCCTTGTTAAACGTGACTGTCCTGCCGTTCCTGGTCATAGTCTGGCCATTCCTCTCTACGGAAGGAAATACCAGACCTCCTATACATTCGAAGACCAGGTCTCCATTGTACTGGGTGCTATAACAGTTTACCTGAGCATTCTCACATCTGGTATAGACGTTCTTCGCCCAGCTCCTGTATGTAGAGTTGCTCTCCCCACAGCAGTTGGATATAGCAATGGTCGGCTTGATCTTATTGATCCACCATGCCGGGTTATTCTCCGGCACACCATGGTGATTGAACATCCAGATGTCGATATCTGACAGATCATACCCCTGCAGGACCAGCTGATTAAGCGTCCATTCGGTGGCGTCCCCGCAGTTCAGAATCTTACATCCGTCCATCTCGATCAGGAGACAGAGGCTCTTGGCGTTGTTGCTATAACGGTCTCCTGCGAACATGCAGGTGATCTTTGCCCCGCCGATGGTAAAGGTTGACCCGGTCCGGATCTTCACAATCGGGATGTCTTTTACCTTGCATTTGGCCAGAATTGCATTGTGCCGGTCCAGATCCTTACTGGACTCCTGGTAAGGGGCGTACATCGAACAGTAATATCTACTGATCATATCCTGATACAGATACCAGCCTGCATCCCCGTTGTGGTCCTTATGCCCATGGGTATTGCAAAGATTTGCTTTCCGACCCGCCAGAATCTCTTTAACAACTGCCCTGGGGTGAGCGTTGCCGGCACAATAGGTATCAATCAGCAGGAACTCTCCCATGGACTCTATCAGCATCATGGAGCCCCAGTCCGAAGAGAACCGGGGGCAATAGATTTTACCCATTCTTTTCCCTCATCTTTCTTGTGACAACCTTCTGAACGTCGGTGTAATACTCTTCTCCGATAAAAGCCCGGCGCTTCTCTCCGGATCCGCAGAGGTCCCGGAGGATATAGTCGGCCATGGCCTCCAGAAGGGCGTCCCTGTCATTCACGAAGACCATCACGTAGCTCTGAACATTTGCCCAGCGCGTGCCCAAAGCGTTCTTCCGAGCTTCGCCGTTTCCGTGCTTCCGGAGCATGACCTCGACGGCCAGCTCCTCATCAGAGCGGGACCAGTTCTTATATTCGCCCAGGGAATAGCATTTGGTCCGGTCGTTCCGGTCACCGCAGACATAGGCCGTTTCATCGTCGAATCTCATCATAATGGAGCCGTCACGGAAGTTGTTCCAGATGTCGGCCCCCAGAGACTGGACGAATGGGATGGTCCAGCTGGTGAAGCCCTTGTCCTTCCCGATCGTCCCGCCCTTCTCTCCGTAGTTATACCATGCTGCCTTCGGTTTTAACTTAGCAAAAGCCTTTTTGTCTACATAATTGCCATGGTGCGGGATCTGGGCGATCACCACCGGCTTGCATACTGCTCTGGCCGCATCACAGCCGAGCTCATTGTCTCCGGCCGTAAAGTACCCGAAATCAAACAAAAAGACCGGAGAGAAGTTATTGATGAACATACCGGCCAGCGGATCAGTGTCCGGCCCTCTGTAGCTGCTTTTGGATTGCCAGAGAACCCGGCAATGGATATCTCCGATCCGGATCTGCGTTCCAGTCTGCAGCCATCCGACCTGGATACCGTTGCGTTGGCACAGGTCGTAAAGACCTTTTGCACATCCGTCGTACATGCTGCAGACCCGGCTGTACCAGGGCTTGCTTTTGTACTTGCTTTTGGTATAAGCCCCAAGAGCAGCATAGTCCGTCATCCAAACTTTATCGACCCTGATGTCCGGGTCGTTGATGATGTCTTTTATCCCGTTAATGTGGTCTGTGTGTGGGTGCGTCCCTACCGCCCAGATCCTTTTAAAATGCTGCTTTTTGATCCAGTGCCGGAGCACGGCCGATGCAGGACGCTGGCCGGCATCCAATACAAGCGCGTTCCCAGCCTCATCGTAAAACACGGCATAGTCTCCGTATTTGACGCCTGCAGTCTTTGGAATTTCGAAGCCCGGGATATAAAGGCTTACTGTCCTCCCCATGGTCAGACCTCCTTCCGGATGAAGGCAGAATGGCAGAAACCGTACTTGCCTGAGTCCATGGTCTTGATGTAGTACCATAAGCTGCCGTCTGCCGCATAGATCTCATCGCAGATATAGACCTCAGTACCTTTGTCGAGAGGACCGAAGGTCCTGCATTTATCGTTCTCTGTGCCGGCCCATGTCCGGACGTTGAGCCTTGTGGCCGTCACCTTGCCCTTCCACCTGACGTCTTTGGAAGGGGCAGAGGCGGACGTCTCTGTCTTGCTGGACACGGTGCCAGAAATGTTCGTGTGGACAAAGCCTCGGATGTACCTGCCGTTGATGGACAGCGTCCGGTATTCCACGGCGTCATTTTTATTTCCTTCGATGACCAGCATGGTTCCGGCAGATCTGTCTACCGATACCACCATGCCGACGTGGTCGGGAGTTCCGGTGTTATCTCCTGATCCGGAGTCTCCCCAGTCATAAAGGACCGCGTCTCCCGGATCCGGAACATACGCATCGTCTTCCACCCAGCTCCCTGCCTTTTTGGCCAGCGTGATCATGCGGGGGCAGGAGCACTCGATCGGGAAGAAATCTGCCAGACCGGCCCTGATATACGCTGCGCTGATGGCTGTCGCGCACCAGGCGTCTGAATAGCTGACGCGGTAGTTGATCGTGCCGTTCACCTTGACCGCTGTGGCCAGATAGGCGTTGTAGATATCGACGATCTGTTTGTGCTTTCCATTGGCCTCAGAATAGCCCTTCCAGCTTTCGAAGACGTCCACGACGGCCTGCCTCTGGGATGTGTCGCACTCTGTGACCGGTTCAGCCTTTGCCTCTCCGAAGAAGTAGTTCATATCGACGTTCCCGGATATGCCGCTTACCTTACCTTTATTTGAGTACTGCTGATAGGTGCAGGGGTAGTTAGGATCCCCTGAGTAGTCTGCCAGCCAGATGACATAACCTTTGGCCAGGATCTGGGCCATGTCATAATAGTTTTTATAATAGTCCTGGTTTAAATAGACGCCGGCCCTGTATCCCTGGCTTTCGACATAGTCGCAGAAGATGATCGTCCATGGTGTCGTGATGGACTTACGCAGCGTCACGCCCTTCTCTTTAGCGTCCGTGAAGGTATCATATTCCAGGTCAGCGAAGATGATGGTGTCCTTCCCCAGCCCGGTCTTCTCCACATTTTCGATACAGGACTTAGCTTCCAGAAGGACGTCAGACTCTTTCAAGGGATAAAAGAAATGATAAACGCCTGGAATCTCTATGCCGGCAGCTTTGGCTCCGGATACATACTCGAGGAATTTTTTGTCGATTGTTTTGCGATATCCTTCCCGCAGGATCACAAAATCTATGCCGTCTTTTTTTGCCTTTTTGAAATCGATCGTCCCCTGGTGGTAGGAGACATCCATGCCTTTCTTTGTCATGCTTCCTCCCTAAAAACAAAATAGGAGCCTGCTCCTGCAGGCTCCCGCTTATACGTTTCGATACTGTTGGCCATTCCCGGACATGGCCCTATATGTTTTATCCCTGCTCTTCCTTCGGCTCTTCAAAGTCAATGGCAAATGCGTTCATCTCTCCGACAGCCGCTTCGAGCAAAAGATTAATCTGATCTTCCGTGATATTAATGTTGTTCTTCTGGGCGATCTCCCAAAGGAAGTGTGCTGCGTATTTCTTCCTCTCCTGACCGGTCCCGGCGCCATGGATCTGTTCCGCGGCATATACCGCTTCTTTCGCCCAGCGCATCAGTGCGTACAGCTTTTCATTCTCTGCGTGCACAGTGATCCACTGTTTGATGGTGGGCACGAGATAGATCGTGACCACCGCCGCGAGGATCCTGATCAGGAGCCTGACAATCTCAAATGTTAAATCGTTCATCCTCAATCCTCCTTAATAGAAAAGGCCCCCTTTGAAAGGAGCCTGTCGTAGGTCGATTTGATGTTGTTTATTGCCATGACTGCATACGTGTTTTTAAATCCAGGGTGCTTGTCGCAGTACCTTTCGTATGTGTCAATATCCTGGAGCTGCTGGCGGAAATATTCCTGCGTATGCTCAATTCCATTAATGAGCTCGTCATTAAAACGCAGGATATGCGTCCGTGCCAGTACCGCCGCATTTTCGTCAACCCGTGTCCCGATACCGTCTACCCGTGCTGTCAAGTCTTTGATTGCCTGCAGGACCTTATCTTCCTTGTCTTCAATCTCGTCTTTCCGTTTGAATCTCGCCGCCAAAAAGTCCCACAGTTTTGACGATAATACTGCCACAATCACTGCTGTTAAAATCTCTGATGTCATTAATGCCTGTCCTCTTTGCTTAGGGTTGCCGGGTTGGTGTCGTACCTCGTATAATCTTACCCATTCTGTCACCTCGTTAAGCGTCCTGTTCCCTCATGCTTGTAAGGTCACGTTCCTCGCTCTTGAGGATGTTGCCTGTCGCATCCATTAATTTGATGGAGTAGTATGCTACCGCCGTATTTGCGGTTGTCTCAGCCTGTTTACGGTCATAGTTGACAAGTGCCGTAGCAAAACTGCGGAAATCGTATGTGTAGTAGCTATAAGTGCCGTCTGTGTTAGTTACTATGAGTACGATAAGATATAACATGATTTTTTACCCCCTATGATGTGCTTGCAGACACATCGAAAGTGTCTCCCGGTGCATAGCTGACACCGTTGTAAGTTGTTGCCTCTGATGCCTTATAGACAAAAGAGATATTTGCTCCTGCGTTCTGCTGTACTGCGGTTCTCAATGTATCAAGTACATCACCTTTGGTGTAAATTGTTACAGTTCCACTTGCTTTCGATGTTGAACCGAATGGCTGTAATTTCGAGTCAGTTACGGCATGACCGATACTGCCGATAGTCACATTAAGACCTGTCACAGTAAATCGATACCATGCGTACTGCGGTATGATTGTACACACCGGCAGATTAAATACTCTTGGTGAATAGTCGCTATAAGAACAGAACAAATACGTAGCATTATCTGTTGCCGTATATCCAACAAACTTAGGGAGATTTACGACATTATCTAATGCAACATTATACCGAGTAAAATCCGCAGCCAAAGAGTAAGAACCGTTGATAGTTTCTACCTCAGACAGACCAGACCAGTCCATACGTACTCTTGCTAAGTTGAACGCACGTGTGCCGATATGCTTTGGTTTCACAGCAAATGAAACGTATGGCGTACCGTCTTTATAATCCCTGCTGCTCCCAAGACAGTTAAACGCAAAATCTGGCACTGTCTCCATATGGAAGATATAGTCTGTTATCTTTCCGTTTGAATCGGTGACAACCTCTATCCCTTCATAGGATTGCCCACCTTGTCCATATCCATCAGCCAGACTTGCCACCGCATCAGATAAGGTCGTATCACTTTTCCCGGTTATTCCGTTCGCATATGCTGTCAGTGCCTCAATTTTGGGAGTCAATACTTTTGTCATTTCATCACCCCCTTAACCTAAAGCTGTTATGGCATCCTGATAGTCTTCCCACAGCGAATCGACTTTGTTTTTGTAATCGTTCGTAAAATCGTTGGTGACAGTAGGAATTTCGCTCTTCAGTGCATAATCAGCAAGGGATTGATGTTGTGTAAGGTATCCTGCATCATTTGTAAATGCGCTGACATCTGTAGGAACTGTGGGAAGTTCAGACTTAAGAGCATAAGAACTCAAATCTTGATGCTGAGTGAGGAATCCCGAATCGTTAGTCAGTTCCGAAGTCTTGGTAGGGATTTCAAATTTATCTGCTTTACCGCTTATATCCTGATGTTCTGTCAGCGCACCCAATTCCTGCGCTGTGATCGTGACATCACCAGTCTTGCCGTTGACAGATGAAACAGGAGCAGGATTGACAGTGATGTCCTCACGCACCAACTTATCCTTTGTCTCAAGCACCTGCGTCTGGTCTGACGGTGTGACTTCCGTTGCCCCTGTGTATTCGTCAGGAGTCACGATGCGGTCTTTGTAATGTGATACAGACAGGCGGAAACGGCAATCTTCTGGTCTTTTTACAGACCACTGAACCTTATGTACACACCCTGTCATACCATCACCTCTTCGTATTCCGTCTTGCCCACGTCAAACCGCTTTTCACCCTGCCAGACACGTGTGCCGGATTCGGTGACAGTTTCCAGTACCATCTTGACGGGCATTTTTGTTGACCATGATAAAGTCGTTTCCTGCCCAATCAAATACTGATATTCCTGCACCTTAGTATCAGGGTCAGTTACCAGAGTAAAATCCGAAAGATGTAACTGCTGTTCTGTCTGTCCGTGCTTAATGGTCAGCACAACGTCAGACAGGTCGGTGACGGGGAAATCTTCGCCGGAGATACTGATAAGCATTGTCTCGCCACGATGGATTGTTTCGTTCATGTGGTCACCCCCTTACAAATCCCGGAGTATCGCTGTTTACCCATAAGACCGCACACTCTCCGTCCCACGCAAAGTTGCTTAGAGTTTCGCCCGATGCGATAGACTTGACACAGATAATATCCCCTACGTTGTATGGGGTGTCCTCAAGTTTCGACAGAGGAGCATATATTTTACCGGGCGATATGCCACCTTCAATCATCTGGGCGATTGTTGCACTGGAAGCCCAAGCATAATATTTTCCCGCATGTCCTGCAAGTTCGCTGTCTGAAGCGGTGATATCCCCATCATAAGCAAGCATCTTGCCCAAGTAGTTGTACGATCTTTCCAACAGTGCCGCTATTTGTGCGGAAGTGGTTTCACGGAAGTTGAAATAGCATGTTGTCCCATACTTCCGCATGACTTTCAATGCCCTTGTGACTTCCATCTGATTGTAGGTCAACTCCATATCTTCCAGATTTGTGGATGCTATGGTGTGTCCATTAATTGTCGTGCCGTGGATGCAAACAAAGTAACCATCAAGGGTTCGGCATACATCAATATCGAGGATGCTCCCGACAGCACAGGCAAAAATGAGTTCATTCATCGTGTCACAATTATGGAAAGCAAACTTAGCTCCCCACCGTCCCTCTTCTTTTGCCTTTCGTGCATTTTCCGGTGGAACATATCCCATCGTAAGATTGAGTGTGTTGGCTGTCATAACGCCCCGATAAAAAAACACAAGATATCGACCGGGATAAATCCATGCAGAAAAATTTCCGAGAGAAAAAAGTGATGATATATCAACATTGCTTGTCCCGGCAAGGTCTGTGTATGCCTTGAAACCATACGATGTTGTAGCCATCGTCCCACTGTTAACAAGTCTTATCAGCTGGTCCTGATACTTTTCCATATCGATATAAAACGCAGGATATCCCATGCTGACAGGATATAACTCGCAAGGTATAGGTTTGTCACTGACAGGTACGTCCCATCCCTCATGCTTTGATGTATACTCTGGTTTAATCCATACCCTGCCTAAATAGACGAGGAGTCCCGTTTTCCAGTTAGCTGTGTTAGATGTGAGCGCAAGATAATGTCCTTCTGGAATCGTGCTGAAGTCTATCAGTTTGCCGGTATTTTGGTTTGACAACATGCTCAAAAAAGTGTATGTGTTCTCATCAGGATCGTAGTCGGCAAGCACAGACCAGACGTTAGCTACAATCGTATGTACCCATAATCTTTCGTAGCCCAGTTTCGATGGGTCAATGTAATGGGTTACGGGATGTCCTGCTGTATAGTATTGTTCCGCAACAGCTCCGGTTGTTGCGTTATAAGTGAGCCTATAATCCGTTTTCTGCATCTCGACCACTTCGGCAGACACGAGTAGGGTATACAGGTCGCCACGTTCCTCATACGGGACATCATCAGCATTACCAGATTCAATCGCTGTCACTCTTTCATCAAGTGCGGTGATTTCCGCTTCAACATCGGCAGAATCAGCCTTATCTGCAACAGCAGTTTCCAGAGTCGTGATATCATCCGCATCTGCCTTCCCAGCAAGTGCCTGCCCCACAGCAAAATCGTCCGCAGGAACGCCATGCTCCGTGAATGTCGTGCTTGTTGTCACACCACCATACTGACCGCCAATCTGCCATGCTGTGCCGTCCCAGTAATACCATTTGCCATCTGTGGTATTGATATAGACCGTGGAAACCTCATGGTCCATATCTTCCGTGCTGTCCGCTGTGGGCGGTGTCCCGCTTGCGATTCTGCTGATTTCCCTCTGGAGGATTGCTGTTGCGGTCTGGAGCTGTCCAATCATCTGCCGATTGGTCGCTTCTTCTTCGGGATCTTCCCCTCCTCCTGCTTCGGGTTCCAGATGGGCCACAACAGTTATGATGCCGTCATCAGAGTGCCATGCTTTTGACAGGGTCGAACCGCTGATGATTTCTGCACAGACAGCAAAGATGAGCTGACCGGTGGCTCCATAGCCGAACGTGTCCTCAGGCATTTCCGTCACGCCCTGCGGAATGGGCCAGTCAAAAGTGATGTAGCCGGTCTCTTCCTCAATCTGGACGGTGGACGGGTCGACAGGATAGTCGTGCCGGACTTTGTTGGGGCCTTTGGCGGCGATTTTGATGGTCGACAGGTCGAAAGAAAAATCTTCTACGGGCTCGGCCTGAAAATGGATGACATCGACATTGTGGTCGTAAGCCGCAATACGCTGGTCGGCAGGAAGGAAGACTTCTCTTGTGAGTAAGTCGATAGTACATAAGATTGTCATTTACTTTTCCCTCCTTCCTCAGGTCAGCGTCAGCCGGAGCTGTACGTCCATAGATACCAGACCGTTATTGATGGCCTTGTCGTTAATAGTTTTGCTCTCCGTCCAGACCAGTCTCAGGCCGCCTCTGGTGTCGTATACGGTGCAGTGCGTCGGGTCGATAGCTTTCGGTGTGCCGGCGGCGCCGTATAGATATCCGGGCCCGGTCTGCCGGACCGTAGCGTAAAGGCTGTAGACGCTGATGCCGCTGACATCACTGCCCAGTGTCTTTTTCAGGGGCACCATGACATCAATAGTCTTTTTGGAGTTGGTGATAAATCCGATACACTGAGGGGTCAGGACATCGGTCCGGCCCGGGTGCATGTGCTGGGCGTCGGTGTAGTTTTTGGCGGTAGCTGCGGCAGTGTTAAGCGCCGTTTCCAGCGTGTCGATATAGGAAAGGGGCTTTACGGTCTTCCGCAGCGCTTTGACTTCTGAGATCGTAATACCGACCTGCTTGACCCTGTAGAGCGCCACGATGACTTCCTGTGCTCCATCCCGGAGCTTGCCGGTTGTGGGATCGTCGGAGGCGCTGGAGCCGGTATAGACATACTGTTCGCAGAGCTCATAGCCTTCCTGCTCGCCGGTCCCGATGTAAAAGCGATATCCGATGAAGTAGTAAGTCGTGACGCCCTGGGATCCGGAAGGGATGGCAAAATCATCGTAGTTGCCGGCCTTGATCTGGATGCGGCGGCCCTCATTGGTAATGAACTCGCCGTCCAGGATCCTGACCGTGTTGGCTGACGGCACAGAGTAGGCCATGTTGCTGCCAGTCTGGAGGAAGACTCCATCGCCGCCCGTAAGGCCCCGGAAGAGATCCGCATCAATCTGGCCATTAACAAACTTGAAACCGGAGCCATTGACTAAGATAGCCATATTACTTTTCTCCTTTTAACTTGTAAACATAGGTGTACATTCCGCCGGAGATCTTCAATGTCTTCCGGGCGATCGGGACAGTAACGCCCGTCCCGTGGAAGTAGCCGTATAATCTGTCCCCGATGTCGCCTTCCAACTCAGCGTCATTGGCCTGCATGTTTTTGTAGCTTTTCAACTCATTCAGACGTTTGGTGCCGTACTTGATCAGATCCTCCTCAGATTGGGCGGAGCTGTAATCAAAATAAGCCTGCCGCTCTTTAAAGCCGGTGAAGGTCTTTGTCCGTGAGATGACGCCCCTGGCATTTGTGTACAGGTCTACCCGCATCCTGTCCTGCAGCTTCCCGGAGCCCATGCAGATCAGATGGTTGATACCCATGTTGTCATCCGTATATGTCAGGGTCAGCTGTGAGTCGGTGTTGTAGACCGTGTCAAGCGTTACCGCCGGCACAGCCTCAACAGTGACCTGTATGGGAGCTCCTGCAGCAGTCTTGTCAGCATGGATATAGAGCTTCGCGTCCACCGAGTCCAGCATGGCCATCAGGCCGTCCAGAACGGTGGTATACAAAGCAAAGGTATAACTGCTGATCGTGATACCGCTGGTCCTTGTGGGGACATTAAAAAAGCCGCCCAGAATGCCGGACAGCAGGTTTCTGATCACAACATTGGCGTCTTGGTTGGTGACAGTATAGTAGTCCTGCCCGGAAGGCGGGCAGATGATCCACTGGGACAGGAGCCCCCGCCACGTCCATGCCTTGTAAGACACTGTCTGATCGTCGTCGGAAGCCTCTTTCACAAATTCAAAGAGACCGCCGAACTCAGTGCCCGGGACATACAGACCGGCACAGCCGTCAGGAAAGTCCCCGGTAAAAGAGAGCGAATTGCTGGCCACGTCGCTGGAGCCAACTTCAAAATCACCGTCGAAGTCGGCAGGCCCCAGCTCATGGCGGGAGGATGTAAGCATGATCAGCTGGTTATCCATTCGGGTTCACTCCTTTCCTTGTAGACCGTCAGCTCTATGCCGTAGGTCCGGGCATAGCCGATAGCGATATCTCCGGGCGGGATCTTCTTCAGGATGGAGCCGGCAGGGTCCCTGTAATCAAAAACGTTGATGACAGTCTGACCAGCCACCAGATACACCCGTCTGTCCCACGGCTGTGTGCTCCGGGAATCGATGATCAGGACCTGACCATCTTCGACGGAGTAATTGACCTTGTACTGGTTTCCAGCAATGTTTATGGTCGGGTTTACAGCCGGGCCGTATATGATCATCCGGAAGTCCGACGGGGCATAATGATTGATGCCCATGTGAGGGGCGGCCAGCTCCACCTTGTAGCTGTAGGGGTAGCCGTATCCAAAATTCTCGCCCTCAGTATCAATGTAGGCTTTATCCGTATCCAGTGCCGTGTGATCACTGACCGGGGCGATAGAAATCGTCTGCTCCGTGTACCAGAATGGTACAGGGCAATAGAATTTGACCTTATTGATCGTCCGGTCGGGCCGGTCCTTGTCGGGCTCCACCGATGACTCGGTGACGTAGCTTCGGATGTATGAGTTGCCCCATCTGAGCGTTCCCGGGTTCTGATTGAAACAGTCCATATCAATGGCGCTGTGGAAGCTGTTCAGGGCTTTCCGGCGCTCATTGGCGGTACCCTGGAACATGATCTTAGCTTCATATTCCAGGGCTTTTTTCTGCATTTTGTTAATCCTTACACCGTACTGGCGGGCGGTGGTGTCCGGCGCCCATTTCCAGTCATGGAAAGCGCCTTGACTGATCCGGCGGAACCCCTTTGCCATGAGGTCAAATTCGGTGCCGTCGGACGCTGTATATGAGATATTTATCAGGCCCATGCCACCGATCCTCCTCTCATGTCTCTGACTGTTCTGCCGACCTCTCTGCCGTCCAGATAAATGCCCAGATTAGCGGATTCCATGCCTTCTTTTACAGCGTTGTACAGGTTTCCACCTGACAGCTGATTCAGAGCATTGACCAGACCGCCGTCAGCGTTAAAGGTCTCTGTCATCGGGGACATGGTGTCTTTGACAGCCGCCTCGATTTCCCTGGACGAATCCAGGATACCCAGAGCAAGACCTTTGCCCCACATCTGGCCAATTTCAAACCGGGCTACCTTGGAAGGAGACGCGATACCGGCCTCATCTTTACCGGCATTGATACCTTGCCTGACAGCTGACCGGGCCGCGCTTATGATCCAGCCGACGCCGTCAGAGATACCATTCGCGAGGCCTTTCGCGAGGTTCTGACCTGCACTGTAAGCGTCGCCTTTTGCATCGTTCGCCGCGTCTGCCAGTGCGCTGGCTTTTCCGCCTGTGTTCTTTGCGGCAGTACTGACACCGCTTTGACCATCTTTGAGACCGGATGCCAGCTTGTCAGCCGCGCCTTTGCCGGCGTTGTAGGCAGGCGTCTGCTGGGCTGTAGCGGCGTTTACAAGTTCTTTAGTGATCTCGCCGACGGACCGGGAGTTGGTCTGTACAAGTCCTATGCCGGCCCGGATACCGGTCGCCAGTCTGGTCGACAGCTGCAGGCCGGCATTATTGGCCGGTCCCTGATAGCTGTTCGTGGTGTTGATCATGGTGACGGTAACACGTCCAACCTCACTGGCGGCTCCCTGCACCGCTCCGATGCTGGACCGGAGACCGGACCCGAGGGACACGCCCATCTGCCTGCCGGCAGCGTTAAGTCCACCGCCTGCGCTCTGGACCTTTGCGGTCACGCCGGTCACAACAGAGTTGGCAAGCTGAGAGCAGGCGGCGTCAACCACACCGATCCCATTGATCATGCCATTGGCAAGGCCCTGATCCATGTTCATACCGGATTCTTCCATTTTCCAGGAAGGGGAATGTACGCCGAGGGCCGCGTTGGCTCTCTCGATAACGTCCACGCCCATGGCGTCGGCAGCGTCCCCGGCCTGAGCGGCTGCGGACTCAATACCTCTGGCAAGGCCCAGTGCCGTCTCTGCTCCGGAGGTCTCCATGATCTCGCTGATGCCGTCCATGGAGTTGGCAATGTTTTCAGCGCCGGAATCCATGAGATCCTGACCCCACTGATCCGTCATGCTCTTCATGTCTACCGACTGGGCCCACAGGTCATTCGCCTGAGCGAACTCTTCATCGCTCATGTTCACAAATGCCTCAACATAGCCGGATCCTTCCGGGCCCATCTCAGCCAGATGCTGCAGCAGATCCTGATTGATACCACGGTCGGCCAGCTCGGCCATATTGCGCTCCCAGTTGGCCACGCCGTCGATCTGGCTCTGCATGTTGGACAGGAGTGTTTCGGTAGAGATCTCAGCCCCGCCGTTGAACTCTTCAAACATGTTCATCTGAGACTCAAGGGCCTGCTGGGTGCTGTCTACAAGGCTTGTGACAGCGTTGGCAAAATCGGCGGCTGTCTGCTGCTGTCCTGCTGACAGGTTGCCCCACGCTGACAGGGCCTGCTCAGAGACCTCAATGGATGCCTGCTGAGTAGCGTTCCCGGCTTCCTGGGCAGCCGTGTTGGCTTCGGTGGCAGCGGTGAGCTCACCGTATTTGTTCATGTAGGCGTCGGCTTTTGCTGTTGCCTCTTCGGTAAGGCCGTTGGCTTCCTCAATGGCAGCGTTGGCCTCTTCCTGTGCTTTGTTGTTATCGCCCAGGGCCGTCCCGATCAGGTTCAGCGCTTCAAAGACCGTCATCTGCTGGCCGTTATATTCGACAAGCTCATCGGCGTTCTTGCCCAGGAGCTCCAGCTGATCCTCTTTCAGCTTGTTGCCCTCTTCCTGCAGGGCGTTGAGATTTGTTTCAGCGTCGGTGACAGCGATCTGTGCCTCAGCTACCGCCTTGTAGGCGTCAGAAGCGGCGTCATAGTACGCCTGAGCGATCTGCATCTGCTTCATTTTCTCGATGTAATCATCGATGGCTTCCGCAGATTTATTCAGCTTGCCGGTATGTTCGTCGATTTTAAGATTAAGAGAAGGATAGGCGCCGTTCAGTTTGCCGATGATGTCGGACATCTCTGCCTGCTCGGCGGCTGTCAGCTCTGATTTGCCGGCAAGGTCTTTCAACCGGTCTGCCAGTTTCTTCGCCTGCGTGGCGCTTCCTTCGGCGGCGGCTTTGGAATCGTTGAAGCCTTTGTTCATGCCGTCCAGAGAGGACTTGACCTTGTCATTGGCTTCCTGCGTGGCCTTGGTCATCTCCTTCATTTCCTGAGTGACAGGAGTGATGGCCTGCGCCGATTCCTCAACACCTTTCCGAACGATCGCCACAAAAGCGCCGATTGCCACCGTAGCCGCCGTAACAGCGGTAATGATCGCAAAGATGGGATTTACAGCCATGGACGCTGTCCAGAGAGCCGTCACGACCGAAGCCGCCTTGACGCCGATGCTGTAGGCGGCTACCGCTGCCACAAGAGTACCCAGACCCAGAGCAATAGCAGTGATTCCACCGACCACAGCAGGATGCTCTTTAATAAATCCCTGGATGCCGTCGGACATATCAGCGATGGCATTATAGACATCCTCCAGAACAGGATTCAGCTCCCCGCCCACAACAGAGGCAAGGTTCTTCATGGAGTTGGCCATCCGCTCATGAGCGTGCTGTGTGGTGTTCTCCATGATGCCGTATGCCTTAGATGTAGCGCCGGCGCTGTTGGTGACCCTGTCCAGATTCTGCCGGAACTGCTGCAAGCCCTGATTGACGATGGCATTGGCCGCCTTGCCGGAAGACTGCTGCTGCCACAGCTGCATCATGGCTTCTGCGTCGTTTCCGCAGGATTCGTAAAGGATTTCCAGAACATCGGCAAGGGAATATCCCTCTTTCATCAACTGGCCGAAGGACTTGCCGGTCTGATTGGTGATGATCTTGGAAACTGTAGAACCGGAATCACCCAGCTCTGAGAACATTCGGGACAGGTATGTCGTTGAGTTGGCCGTATTGATGCCGGATTTGGTGGTAGCGATATAAGCTGCTTCAAGGTTCTCAAGACTGACGTTATAGGCACTTGCCGATGCTATAGCGACACCCATATTCTGGGACAGCTCTGCAATGGTCGTGACGCCCAGATTCTGCGTCATGATCAGGGAATCTGATACATGCTGCAGGTCGCTCTGTGCGTCCCCGTAGCTGTTCATGGCTGTCTTTAAAACCTGCAGGGCGGATGTGGTATCCGTAAATCCTGCTGTTGCCAGTTCGGTCGCTATCTGAGCGTCTCCTACAGCTGACTCCACTGCGGATCCGGCAGACAAAGCGCTGTATGCGGTCTGGGCCAGCTCCTCCGAAGCCTGCCCGGAGGCGTTTGACAGGGCCAGTATCTGGTCTGCCATAGCGTCCATATTGCCGGCGCCCGCTATGGTACCGACCTGAGCAACAGCGTACTCAAAGGACTCAGCCGCCGCAGCGCATTCCATGAAGCCGTCTTTCAGTCTGTCCAGAGCGGCAAGGATGCCGGCAGAGGCAAGGACAGATTCCAGATCACTGATCGCTTCCGTACTGGATTGGCCGAGCCTCTCAGAGCTCTCAGCGGCGTCCTCTGTCTTTTTGCCGTACTCATCAATGGACTTGGCACAGCCGTCCGCAGAGGAAGCGGCCTCATCCATGTATCTGGCGTTCTCGTCAACGGCCCTGCTGGCGTCAATGGTCTCCGCCTTGGCATTGTTGAGCTTGGTCTCCCAGTCCTGCACGCGGTTGCCCGCCTTCTGGTAGGCCTGCTCGCCCTGCTCAACGACCTTGGACAGATCTGCCACGACCTGACGCTGTTCTTTCAGCTCTTCATCGGTGGCGTCTCCGGACTTCTCCATTTCTTCCAGCTTGGTCTTGGCGTCCTGCAGCTTCTTTTTGTAGTTTTCTAATTCAGTTCCGACACGGCTGTAATCCTGCTGGGCATGTGCCAGACCGGCCGCAACAGCCGCCTCTTTCTTTTCGTGCTCTTCCAGCGCCCTTGTCAGGACAGTGTGCTTTTTCTGCAGGGATTCCAGGCTGTTGGCCTGCCCTGCGGTCTCTGTCTCCACCAGACGCATTTCAGAGCGCATATTTGTAAGCGCCCGAGAGCACTCAGTGACGGCCTGCCGAAACTGCTTCTCGCCGTCGAGCGCTATGGTAGCGCCTATCTTCCGTCTTGCCATAGGTTATACCCCTGTAAAAACCAGTCTCTTTACAGACATGTTGTGCATCCGCTTGAACTGGTTGCTGAGCCGTCCCCATTCATAGAATGTCAGCTGACCGGTTTCCTTCCGGGACAGGCCGGACGCGGCTCCCACGTAAAGGATCAATGCAAAATCAATGGTGGTCTTGTCCTCCGGATTCCGGTATCCGTCTATTTCTTCGTTTTGGTCGTCTTTTTTTTTCGGCCCCTGCCGCCGATACATTCTTCAAAATCTGTGTAGACGATGATGCCCAGCTCCGACAGCGTCAGCTCGTCCTGACGCTTCCAGAAGTTGGGGTCCGGGACTTCGATTTCAGAACCTGTGATCTCGACGCCTTCCTCCACCATCCATGTCAGGATCTGACATACCATTCCGACATTAGGCAGGGTCATGCTGCCGATAGACCGGTCAATGACTCCATCAGCGTCGATGCGCGGGATAAAGCCCCGCAGGCCGTCTTCAACCTTTACAAGGTCCTCGTACTTCTCCTGGACCTTTTCGAGGACGATCAGGTCGCATTTGAACGGGTATTCAATCCCGCCCAGCTTGAGCGTGCTGACATTGTTTGATAACATTTTTCCCTCCATACAGAAAAAAGCGAGAGGCACCACGGATGATGTCTCTCCTGATGTCTCTCGCTTTCGATTACAACTTAATGATTAACTGATGATCCTCAGTTGCCGGTTGTCCCGCCGCCGGTTGATCCTCCGGTTGCGGACGCGCCGAACTTGCCGTTGATGTACGCAAGGGCGGCCGCTTCGGTGGGGAACTCCTTTACGAATCTCCAGTCACCATTGTCAAGAGGCATCGCTGTGCCTTCTGTGGAAGGTGTCTGGAACTCTGTGGAGCCTGCTCTGGTGTTAATGTCGACAGAAGGATCGTTCCACTGTGTCTTGGGATAGAAGCGTGCTTCGTACGCCCTGACGCCGTTGACCTTCTTTACGCCGATCAGACCCATTCCGCAGTAGCCGGCCTCGTCGTTGATGTTGGAAGCTCTCTCGCCTTCATTGGCCGAATGACCGAACAGCGGCTCCTGAACGGTATCCGGGATATCTGTGGTACCCATTGTCAGGCCTGCGCCGGTGGTAGCCTTTTCGGATTCCGCGAGGGCGTCATCACCGTAAAGCTCTGCGGATGTGCTGTTAGGCGCCTCGGAGAATGCGACCGCTTTGCCCCACGCTACAGTATCGCCGTATGTGCCGTCGCTGTTAAGAGGCGCGACGATAGGCTTTCTCAGTCCTACATATGCCATGATTATTCCTCCATTTCGTCCTCTTCAATCTCGAAGACGATATTTCTCTTTTTGTGGGGCCCGTCCGGGTCCACGAAGTTTTCTGTTACTCTGGGAAAATTGAATCCCTGGGCGAAAAGAGCCTGCCGGAAGCGGTCCCGAATACTCAGGAAGTTCTCCATTTCCGGCAGAATGAGCTTGACCTGAATGGTTCCGGTGATCGCTTCAGGCGCGTCATCCCCGTACAGGTCCCCGTATTCGGTTGTGTACTGGTAGACGACCCAGCGGTCCAGGTTCTTCCCCTCATAAACATCAGGAAAAGCCCTGAGACCGCAGGATTCTGCCGCCGCGATGATCTTGGAAAAAGCGCTCATATGCTCAGTTTCTCCAGTTTTTTGTTGATATACTCTTCAATTTCTCTGACGACTCTGTCTTCCGTCCTTGCCACAACAGGAGCCACAACAGGTGTGGCGGTCTGCTTGCTGGTCCCATATTCCAGATAGGCCAGCTTTTCAGCATTCCGGACGCCCTTGCTGTCAGTCCCGGATGGAGCAATTTCCACCTGCCATTCAGACCCGACCTGTTTAGGACCGGTCGTCTTCACGGACGCCGCAAGCTGTCCCCTTGTCCTGTCTCTTTTGGTCTTGTGGTGGGAGGATATCTCCCGCTTCATTTCCTTCTCGACAGTTGGTGCGGCCTGCTTCAGAGCGTCCTTTACAAAGGTCTGCTGGGCAAAGGATGAAAACTCAGATATGACCAGATCAAGACCGTCGCATTTAAACCTTGCCATGCTCTCTAAGCTCCCCTGTCAACTGGATCAGGACGCCTCGCTGTCTGGGACGTGTCGCCCGGATATCATAAATGGCTCCATCAGCCTCATCGATAAAGTAAGACTGACCGGAATAGACAGCCTTATTGATATCGACCGCCATGTCGATGGTGTATCCGTCCTGGGACGCCAGTGTTTCATCAGTCCTCGATGTCGTGCGCTGTCTGGCCGGGATATGCTCAATGAGGCTGTCCCCCGCAGGCACCGGGAATCCGTCAGCGTCCTGCCCTGGAAGAACCGGCAGGGGAAGCGATATAGACTTATTCCACATCGTCGTCCTCCCCCGGCTCCATCGTAAGCCGGAACACCTTTGCCTTGTAGCGTCTCAGGTAGCTTTCATAGTTGTCAGGATCGTCGCCCAGATTGGCTTTGACGTACAGCGTGACCGCTGTGATCACACGCTTGTCGTCAGTGTTCTGGTCACAGATGTTATAGGGTACGCCGGAGTTTCGCATGTCTTCCAGTGCGTCCTCGATGTAATCCTTGATCTGGTCGTCATAGGTTGTGATGGCGGCAGGAATGCCGCACTTGTCTTTAATGCTGTTCAGCATGTCCTACCGCCCTCCTGATCAGGCTGTGATATAGCCGTTTACAAACGCATCCGCGTCGCGGACCTTGTAGTCAGCCCTCATGATGCCGCGGAAGATAGTCAAATCCTGCTCAAACGCATTGACCTGGCCGACGGCAGCGGTGTTGGATGTAAGCAGGGTAAGCTGCTTGCGGTCAAACTTCTTAACGCCTTCCTTCAGGTCGCCGATGATGAAGGGAATCTGAGCTGTGGCGTCCATTTCGTAGTAGCCGGACGTGGAAGGGTTGCCGGTGGGGGACGCTACGGCTGTATAAACACCGTTGGACATAGTGTAGTAGGTCTTACCTGATTTAACAGTTGTGTCAGAGGAAGCAGAGTAGGTAGGAGTGGATGCCAGAACGCCGTTAGGAACAACGATCACGGGAACTCTGCGGGCACCAACAGCCAGGACATACTCGTAAGGGGATGTCTGGTTCTGATCAGGCTTCAGCAGGTACTCGTTGGAGCTGGCAGAAACCTTCAGGGTATCCAGATAGTTCAGACCGTCATCGTTTGTTACGATCGCGGATGTAGGAGCATAAGCCTGACCCAGAGTAACGTTCAGGGCCTTCTTGATGTCATCAATGCCTGTCAGGGCTGTCTGGGACTTTGTGCCGATGGCTGCCAGGATCTGAGCGTTGTCGGTAGCGATCGCTTCCTCACCCAGCCACTCGACCATAACAGCAGTGATGTTGGCGTCGGAATCCTCCAGGAGCTCATTAGTCACAGGCAGGTAGCCGGCGTATTTGTCGATCTCATAGTTCAGGATGGAGAACTGGGGACCGTTAACAGCGCCAATGGCAGCGGCCTCGGCAACCTTGGAGAAGCCGGCGTGCTGTGCTTTGGTCTGGAAGGTCCTGCGGCCCTTGTTGGTTGTAACGTTCTCGGAACTGATCAGGGTCAGCAGGGAGAACTTAGCCTCACGATATTTCTCGATCCTTGTCTGGATGTCTTCGGGGACGGTGTAGCCGCCGTCAGCGCCGGTGCCCTCGTTGTTCAGGTTCTTGAATCCGCGGCGGACTGCCTGCGCGAACTCATGGACGGGATCGTTCTGGTTCTCAGGCTTCTTGCCCTCAGGAACAGCGGGAGTGCTGTCCAGGATCTCCTGCAGCATATCAGCTTCAGCGTCGGCCTTCTTGGCCTCTTCCAGAGAAGCCTTTGCAGATGTGATGTCAGCCGCAGCGGCAAAAGTCTGTGCTTCTTTACGTTTTGCTACCGCTGTGTTGCGGAGCTCCATGATCTTATTCTTCATGGTCTTATACCTCCATAAGGTTTTCAGGACTCGTCGATCTCGACGAGAATGTTGGTGATTTCTCTGAGCTCTTCGAGCTCTTTCTGCTGTGCCATCTCGGCTTTTGCTTTTTCAATCATGTCCGGCGTGACCTGCAGGCCCAGGGAAGCAGTCATCAGCATAGGCTCTTCCTCTTCGCCCATGATCTCATCACAGAATCCCATCTCGACGCACTGATTGGCCGTAAGCCACGTCTCTTTGTCCATGAGCCTTAATACTTCGGCCCGGTCCATTCCGGTCTTCTGCACGTAAGCGTTTGCCAGGGCGGCGTTCATGTTCTTCAGGATCTCAGCGGACTTCTGCATGTCATGGTAGTCGCCTTCAGAGCGACCGCTGACGTTATGGATCATGATCATACCGACCGGACTGATCCTGCTGTGGCCCGCCATCGCAATGACAGACGCCGCGGATCCGGCCAGTGACTGGATCTCAATATTGACATTGGGATTCTTTGTCAGCTCTGTGTAGATCTCCTGACCGGCCATCACGTATCCGCCGCCGGAATTGATGAGAACGTCAATGGTTTCACCTTCTGCGGCTCCATCAATGACCGTTTTGACCATAGCGGGGGAGGTGTGATCGAATCCGAACCACTCATAAACCCAGGCAAGGTCGTTGGGAATGATGTCTCCCTTGATGTTAACTGTTGCCATCGTCTCCACCTCCTTCCTGCGTATTCCGATCGCTGCTGTACTGAGTGCCGATCATTTCAAGCGGGATGTAGTTGCCGTTGGCCATCAGTACATCGCCTTCAGGGCGCCACTCCTTGTCCAGGAGCTCACGGCCCTCATTAGGCGTATAAAGGCCGTTCTGAACATAGCCGGTAACGATCTCCATCTGTGTCTTGGAATCGGTCCGCAGGATGGCCTTTTCGTTGAATTTATAAAATCTTCCTTGCTCAATCTCACTCGGCAACAGGAGTTTGGCGTTCAGCTCCTCCTCCCATGTCTTCAGCCGGTAGAGCTCCGTGTCTGTCAGGAAATCTATCTGCTGCATTTCTGAGTTGGCGTAGGAAGATTTGTCGTAATTATTTATCTGGTTGGGCTTGATACCGAACGCTGCCGCAATCTGAAGGGCGCTGTACTTTTTCAGCTCAAAGAACTGAGCGTCCGTCAGCTTGATATTCAGCGGCTGCAGCTGGAGACCGATCGGGATCGGGATGACCTTGCCCGCTGCGGCTGACCCTGTCAGCTTGTCGGCAAATTTCCTCTGCAGCTTTCTGATTCTATCGTTATCCAGATCGCCGGTATACTGGAGCGCCATGGCCGCGGTCAGGCCCTGCTCATAGAGCTTGTTCATGTATTCCTGGCTCTTCAGAGAACCGCCGACGGTATCCCGGAGGATGTCAGAAACCGACTTGCCCATGATCCCGTCGAACGTGCACCATGTTTTGATATGGACCACGTCCCACATGGAAAACATATAGGTCCTGCCGGTGCGGGGGTCGGAATACTGGTAATACAGGCCGCCTTCTTTGCCGAAGACGCCGGCGTCGTCGAACCAGACCGTAACGGTGGACGACTGCATCGGATACAGCCCTTTAATGCTCCAGACAGGACCGTAAGGTGTGTCAATGGTCCCGCGCTGGATCCAGATATAGCCGTTTCCATAGTGCTGGCAGTTGGCTTCGACCGCTGTAAACAGCTGTGTCGGTGTCATGTATGGATTAGGCCGCCTTGTCAGCAGGCGCGTAACCTCTGTGGGCTCTGCCCGGATCTTGCCTCTTTCGGTCTCCTGATAGTATTTGATCGGGAGCTTGCCGATGGCTTCCGACAGGATCCTGAGGCACGTATAGTAAGTCGCCTCCTGGATGGATTTCTTCCGATTCGTCCTGACTCCCAGCCACTCCAGAAGCTCATCATCCATGAGGCCCACTGTCTCTGTCACGGTGTTCTTTACGTTAGTTACCGGATCCGCCCGTTCCTGGCGGCGCCTTCTCTTTTTTCTGCTCATTAGTCAGCTCCTAAAAAAGCGTCGATAGCGTCAATATATGAAGTGCCAAAATCGTGGTACATGGCCAGCTTGTAGCCGCAGAGCGCGGCGTCGACCGGGTCAATCCTCTTCGTCGTGGCGTCCTTATCGATCTTGATCAGGCCATTGTTGCGCCGGATCACAGCGTTGGACATTGAATAATTCAACACCGGGTTGGGGGTGTAGAGGATGTTCTTACAGTAGACCTGCTCCCGGAAGCCCTGTGTGCTTTCATTCAGGCTCTTATGGCTCTGGAAGACCTCTTCCACGTCGTAGCCTTCCTCAGACAGGTCCAGCATCAACTTTGAGGCGTTCGCCGGGTCAAAGCACAGGCACTGGATGTCCCAGTCATGAGCGGCGCATGTGTCTATCACATAGCGCATGACCGCCGACTGGTCCACGATTGGGGTATCGGTGATAGTGATAAATCCCTGCTGTTCCCAGGCGTCGTATGGGGCTTTGTCTACAACAACATGCTCCATCAGCTTCTCCCGGGAAGGGATGAACGAATGAGAATAGAGGATATATTTGACGACCGGTTTTCCGACCTCATCCCGCTCCGATGTCTCAAACGGCAGGACAAAAGCCACCGACGTCAGGTCGATTTTTGAGGACATATCAAAGCCCACGTAGACCGGCCAGCGCTTTGTGTCAGGGAGCTGGTCCGGCTCCACCTCACAGGCCTTCCACTTGGCCATGTTCATATAGCCGTTTTCCTTGGCCTGCACCCAGATATCCAGCATCTTGGTGAGGAAGGCGATCATCTTCTCCGGGATCTGCTTAGCAACTTCATAGTCGCCCCGGATCTTCTCCTGACCGTCCTTGTAGGTCATGCGGATCGGATTCGCCTTGAACCAGAGTTCCTCATCGGCAATGTTGGACAGATCCTTATAGTCTTCCGGATCAAGCTCCAGAATATCTATCAGGTATTCATCGTTTTGGATATCGACATCCGGGTTCAGGACGTCCGAACAGTATGCGTACTCCTGCACATAGCAGGGGAAGGTCAGGTCCATGCCGGCCGTCGTGATGATCATCAGCAGGGGCTCTTTTGTGTTGGAGCCCAGTGCTAAGTCGTAGAACTCGGTTGTTTTATGTTGGTGGTACTCATCGATGACCAACAAAGCGGGGTTGGTACCGTCTCCATTCTTCCCGTCGTCCTTACACAGGGGAATGATCTGCGACTCGGTGGCAAGGTGAATGATATTGTTCTTGTTTACCTTGAATTTACCGAACAGGGGAGAACCCCGGAGCATTAGACCGGCCTCTGTAAACACGATTTTTGACTGGTCCCTTTTGGTGCCGGCTGTATAAGCCTCATCAACCTCACCATTCTTCACAGCCGTCACAGAGATCTCATACAGAGCAACGCCCGCCTCTTCCTGAGATTTGGCGTTCTTCCTGCCTACCTGTGTGAATGACTTCCTGAACCGTCTCCTCCCGTTCTCTTTCCGGCGCCATCCATAGAGCTGACACAGCCGGAAGCGCTGCCAGGGGGTGAGAATGATGGGCTGGCCTGACAAGACTCCTTTGCTGTGCCTCAGGAGGGAGAACCACTCTACGATGTTCTGGGCCTCGGTTTCGTCCCAGTAAAAAGGGCACGCCGCGTCCTTGGACCTTTTCAGGTCATCAAGAAGGCGCTGACATGCCCAGATGTGTTTTCTGTTATTGTGCTTAGGGTCTGCTATGCAGGCCCTGGCGTAGTAAGTGATCTGTTCCAGTGTGGTCTCACCGTGGATCTCGGTAAGATACTCCGGGACATCAATCATATCGCTCAAATCGCTCCGAACCTTGCCTCTATGGTTTCCTGCTCAGTCTGTGTCTGCTTGGCTGCAGCCTTCAGGCGGCCAGACGGATCCATTCCGCAGGCAGAGCCGAAGCGTCTAAACTGGTCCTCATGGACCTTGATCTGCTTGTCGATAGCCTGAAGGATTTTTAAATCCTCAGGATCACCGATGGAAGTGCTGGAGAGAACGGACCGTTTCCTGATCAGCTCCACCCATTCGCCGTAGTTGTAACAATATGCAGCAAGGTTTGATTTATCGAGATTGCCGAACACTCCGATCTGTTCCAGGAGAGGGACAACCCGGCGCCATTCGCGCCGGGCTTCCTTACCCTTCAGATAGGACGGGGGAGAGACCAGCTGATCGGAGGGAAGAGCAACCATCGTCTCTTCCCGGCGGCGGGCTTCCGTTTCGGCTTTTGTGTTATGTCGTGTCTGCAGAGAGACAACCTTCCGAGATCTCGGCATAACCCGCCTCCTTTCTGACTGTTTTGAAAAATATTGGGATTTTTGCAAAATCTAACCTGGATCACGCGGTCCCGGCAGCTCAGGAGAAACTCTAAAGTACGCCCCTGGGGTCAGCCGTCAGACGATTTTACGATTTCAAAAAGTTTTTTCTGAATTTTCTCGCGTTCACCATGCTTATATATATACTCTATGTGCGCGTGCGACGAATGCGACAGCGCGATCAGGTTTCCGGGGTCGGACCGCCTGTCCCAGTCCTCTCTCAGGGGTATGATGTGATGGACATCCTCGGCAGCCTCAACTCTTCCCTCGGTCGCCAGTGTCCACTGACAGATACCATCAGCCCTGTCCAGTGCCAGCTCCCTTGCTATCCTCCATTCCTCGGAAGCATAGAAGGCTTTGGCGTCCTTGTTTCGGATATGCTTATCGTAGTAGCGGTCCCGGGCCTTGTCCCTCTTCCGCTTACAGCTCTCACACTGGGTACCTTCGGGGATACGTTTTCCACATCGGGGACAGCGTTTCCAGATCATATGTATCTCCAAAACGCGGCACAATACCAGAGCCTTACCTTCACAGACTGACTACTACAGCTGACAAACAGAACGCGAAAGGAGGGAAGGCTATGACGGGAAAATTTGCAAAAACCGCAGGCTCTGGCAATCCGCTTATTGATCGCATAAAAAAAGGCACCCGGTTAAGGATGCCTTTGCTGATAGGTGCTTTCACACTTTTTCTATCATAGCAATTTTAGCAGAAGCGAGTGACATCGTCAAGAGCGTCCAGCATATCCAGCCCCACGTTCTTCAGCCGGTACGTGTGCCTCAGCGATGTCCCCAGCTGTATGGCTATGTGCCTCCAGTCCTGATCAAAGATATACCGCAGGGTCAGGATCATCCGGATACGGTACATCTTCTCCGCGTCCAGCTCCGGATCGTACAGCCTGCTGATCATGGCCTGCACCTCATCAGCTTTGTCCATGTATTCCTCATACAGCTTCTGGTACTGCTCCTCCAGCTCTGCCCGCTCGGCGATGGTATCTTCAAACCTTGCTGACAGGTCCGGTGATGTCTGGACCCTTTCCTTCGGTCTCACAGACCCGATACATTCCGCCTGCAGCCTCAGGTCGTCTATCTGGCTCTGCAGCTCCCTGAGCCTGTGCCGGAGCTTTGGGAGCTCGTACAGCAGTTTAGTATTGCTCATTTCAAATCGTCCTCATGTCTCTCGGCCCGCTCTTTCAGTTCTTCGATACTCCCGTTTTTGGCTGCCAGCTTCTCAAGCGCGCCGGCGATCCTCTCAATCCCCTGCGCTATCCGGCGAATATCCCGGCAGAGATGTTCTTCCTGTACCTGTTTCATGTACATCTCCTTTCATGCTCATGATCCTTTCGATTTCTGCAATTTGATATTCAAAGTCCTTTTTAATCCTATATGCCTCTCTCTTTGTAAGGGTTACGCTCATACCGCTGGTTGCCCCGTCGTGCATCTCATACATTCCGCATCGGTGACATTGACACAGCCAGTTGCGCTTGTCCGTCATAACACCGCTCACGATGCTTTCATCTGGATCAATATCATGTCCCTTGAACAGACAAATGACCGCTTTTAACAGATTCATTCCTTCTCACCTCATTCTTCGCCAAATTTCGTCTGCCTGCTCTTTTCCGTACTTTTTACAGTCTTTTTTATACTCGACCCACTGCCCGATCGGTAGCAGCAGGATCGCACCCGTCCATGCGATAGCCAAGAGTGTCAGGACATCAGTTAAGATGTCGCCTGTGATTGGTACTGTCATTATTGCTTACCGCCTTCTAATTTTCCCAAAGAATACGCTTTATCAATTAAATCAGCATAAAAATCAAAAGCGTATGAATATGTATCATAATCAATCACACCACAACTGTTTAGACCGTTAAGATAATCCGCCGATTCAGTTTTAATCTTTTCAATCTCAGGAGCCGTGTCTGCTATTCCCCAACTCATTTACTCACCTACCTTCCTGATATGGCTGATGATGCCGAATCTTTATTGCCGGAATCAATCCGTGAATAAAATGTGCAAAAAAGTCGTGCAGGGCATGAAATGCTACACGCCAATTTTTGATCAAATGCTGTGTGTATGTCATTTCTGCCCTTCTCCTATAGCTTCAGCCCACGCTTTGATACACCCATCTTTCGGAAGTACCACAACCGTTTTTAACACAGTGGGGTTTTCAATTA